ATACTGAGTTATCTAACCAATTAACTGTGTTAGCTGTGTAGTCTAATGTTGCTAAAGATATATCATCTGCACCATCATAAAATTTTAAAGTTGGTGTAGTTGCTGAAGTGGTATCTAGCCAAACTGTTCCAGCTACTGCTGAACTTGGTCTTGATGTTCCTGAATTAGATGTGTTGATAGCCTCTAAAGTTGCGTTTAAATCGCTACGAAAAGAGGGGAAAGATTGGTTCTGAATTAAGTAATCTCCTTGTGCCATGTTGTTCTTATACTCCTTTTATTTTAATATATCAATAGCCCTTAGCCAAGTAATCAAAGGTACGACTTATTGCTGTACCACCTGAATTTTTAAAGGTTAAATCAAAGCCATTAACTGTTTTGTTTTCAATTAAAAAGAAATCTCCAGTAGCAAGGTCTTCTCCTGTAATTCCTACGGCATAATTAACAGAAAAGAATGGGTTTGTAAATGTTACACTATAAGTTCCAGCACCAGAGGTTATATCATTTCCACTAAATATTCTATCAGGCATATCTATTGTAACTGTTACTTGTGAAACTACAGGTGTAGATGCTAAATCTCTTGATGTTAAAAATACTCGGAACTTAAAAAATCTCGAAGTATAGTTCCCGATTACAAAATTTTGAAAAGCTGTATAAGTTACATTATCATCTGAAGTTGCTATTTCTAAATGAGCATCACAGTTTGCTGGTGTATCGCCATCGAAGTTACTAGGTGCTAAGTCAAATTCCCCAGAACGATTGTCAAAAAGATCATCTGGGTTATCTGATGTTTGAGTTAATGATGCTGTAATTCTAGCAGTATGTTTAGCACCAATATCAATAACATTTGCAAATTCATAATTACCATTTGCATAAAAATCTGCATTACTAACACCAGAATCAAAAAATCTAGTTGTCTCATCATCAAATAAACCAGAACCTGAATCAAATAATTCCGAAGAATCTAATCTAATTGAATCATCTACTATTACTGCATTAGTTAAAGTTCCTAAAAAATCAGGGTGTTCAGATTGTGTTGCTATTGCATTGTGATTTACAGTATCAGTTACATTTGAAATAATTGCAGTTGCATTAGAACTAAAGTTTCCTAATTTATCTACAGCTTTGATAAGATAAGTTCCAGCCCTAGCTGGTACTGAAATTGATGTTGCTGGTCTTGATACTTTAGAAACTAAATTAACTGAGTTTTGCCAATCTGCTGTTCCATCTGTTTCTTCACTAAATCTTAATTGATAGTATGCTAAATCTAAATCAGGTATTTGCGACCATGATAAATGAGCCTCTTGTCCAACAATATTACATGAAAAGTCTTCTACATCACTTGGTGGTAAAATAGCACCTACGATTGTTCTTTGTGCTGTTACATAAGTTGATGAAACTTGGAGAGTATTGACGGCTTTAACTCTTACATCATAAGTATCTTGGTCAATTACATTTAAAACTCTATGCTTTAATCCATTACCTTGTGCGTAGATAATATAATCTGAATCTGTGCTTTTTTTGTATTCAACTTGGTAATAATCAACAAAGCTATCAGTAGATGCACCAATATTAACATCTAATGCAACAATAACTGTACCATCATTATATTCAATCAAACTATCATCTAAAGTAACACTTGTTGGTGGTTGAACAGTAAATGGATTAGGAAGTGTTGTAGTTGGAATTGTAGTTGCTTGTGTTTTTGTTGCCCAAGTATAATGACTATCTTGATGTTCAACTAAACTTAATCCAACAGTATAATCATTATTAAAAGTAATTCCTAAAACTCTAAATGGTTTTGCAGAAAATCCTAATGATGAATGTGTAATATTAACTATATCTCCAATATTTAATTCATAACCTTTAAAAGCTACATTTAAAGATAATCCTAAAGCCTCTCTTGATCTTCTTAAAATAACTTCTGCCATTTCTTCAGCTTGATATTGACTTGTTATTGTTGGAAATTGGAATCTACCCTCTAATAAAAAACCACCATCAGCAGTTTTCATTGTTGCGTGTTGATCTGCACTTGGCAAACCAGAATCGTTTATTGGTGGAAATTGAACTTCATCAACTTGATAGTTTCTATCAGGATTGATAAATGAACAAATAACTCTATTATATCTTTCATTCTTTTGTGGAATTGCCAAAGTATAACCACCTATAATATCATCTTCAGTTAATGATACTGTTGCTGTTCCTGTTGTTTCAATAATTAAACTGTATTTACCTTGTGAAAATGGAATATAACCTCTACAGCCTTTAATCATTTCTCTTAAATTATCTATAATAGTTCTTGATGTATCTACTGCTGTATTACAATCAAATATATTAATATTACTTCCACCTGAATATGGCTCTACTTGGGTTTCGCAAACTTGTGAGGCATCATAGAAACTTTGTAAATCTATTTCAGAAGTTGCTAATCCTTTTCCATATCTTGTATCTGTTAAATAATCTAAAATACACCATGCTGGATTCGTTGAATAACTTGCAGATTGTTCTACTAGACTTGCATTGTAAGTTTTAACTTTTTTACCTTTAATTCTAGCTTGTATTTTAGGAAGTCCACCAAAAGCATCTTGATTAAACTTAAATCTAATTGCAAGATAACATAAGCCAGATAATTTATGATTGCTTCCCCAACTAGATAATGTTGATAATAATGTTGATGCTGATTGACCATCTGTTCCAAAATGAGGCTCTACTCTAATTAAACTTTCGCCATCTTTGTAATAATTAGCATCTGAACTATCTACTTCAACTGCATTACCATCTGTAAAACTACTAGCAAATGTTACAGGCTTTTCATCAATTAATATTTCTTCAATAGAATTTATCTCTCCTTCTGATAATACTAAAGCGATATATAGATATTCATTATCTGTTCCTGAAGATTCTACAAATACTCTAGTACCACCAACAAGTCTTTCTCCATAAATTACAGGAATATTACTATCATTAGATTGTTTGTTTAATAATATACCTTTTTCAAATTCATCAAATGAGTTAGTTGCAAAATCAGGAGTATCAGGAACTTTTGGTCTTAATGCCCAAGATATAAATAAAGTTGCACCTAATTGAACTAAAGGATTTTGAAAAAATTTAAACGCAGGAGTTTTACTAACTGCTTGTACTGCTGTCGTTACTGCTGATACTGCACCACCCATTACTTATGAAACTCCCTTTTGTATTTACTAGATATTCTGTAAATATTATTGTTATCATCTAATCTTAACCAATTAATACATTGATTAGTTTTTAAAAAGTTTTTGAAATGATTATAAACCCATGACATAACTATTCTTGCATTTCTTAAAATAAGAATATCATGTAACCAAAGTTTATCTCCACTTTGCCATTGGTCTTTATTTATCTTTGCATTTGATTTATAATGCTGTTCGTTTTCTTCATTTAAAAAAGCCCAATTAACAAAACCAAAAATACCTTTATCATCTCTAAATACTTTGTATTGATTAGCTTGTATTGATGGCTCTATATGATGCGATAATTCAATAACATTATGATTCTTATATTTCTTAAATTGCTTATAAAAATTAACTACACTTTGCATTATGCTTTACCCCATTTAATATCTCTAATAGTTTCAGATGAAAAATCCATTCCAACATCTGTGCTAAAGAATCTTTGTTGTGATGTATTATTTGTTTTACGACCATTTCTTTTATCAAAGTCAGCCCATTGAGATACAATGGATAATACTACATTACTTGTAGTATCAGATTCTTGAACAGAAAAGTTTTCTATATTACCTTTGTATAAAATAATAGGGTCAGCAATAAGTGCGTTAGAACTATCTAATAGACCTCTATAAATAGTAACTTCATCATTAGTTACATTTTCATTGAGTACTGTTGATATAAATGTTTGATCAGCACCAGATAAAGTTAATTTAACACTTGTTTTTGATATATCGGTTTGTTCAGAAAACTCTGATAAACCCATAATAAAATCAGATGAATTATAAGTAACTGATGAGCCTGAAACTGAAGATGTTAGTGAAAAGGAACAATCAGTAATATTAACAGGAGTACTGAACCCAATAGTGATAAGATGTACTGGTCTAATATCATTTGTCGCTAATGCGTTCTTTATCGCTGTTGTTAGGCTTCTCGTCATATTCTTCGTAATTAGTTTGAGTTACACTTTCTGTACCTTTTAACATAGTATATTCAAATTTGCTATTAGGTTTCTTATACTCTTTAAGATCGTTAATTGAAGTATCTATTTCATCTTCATTAACAATAGCTTCTGCTATAAAATCTGCACTTATTCTATGTACTATCTTATATTTTTTCATTAAAGAGATTCTTCTACATCAATTTCAAATTGATATAAAGCATTACCATCTTTATCAGAACCTACAACTCCAAATTCTTGAATATCGTTAGTTAGATGTACTGTAAATGGAACATTATCGTAAGTTATATCTGAATTAGTAATTGCTGTTGTTAAAGGTGGCTCAATAGTAAGTGAGCCTGTTGAAATATCTGATTGATCTGCAACGACCATATAAACTTTATCGTGTGAAGCAAACTTTATAAAATCTCCAGCTTTTAATGTGCCTGTTCCTGTACCACCTAATGTAATTGATGTAGCACCAGCAGATGCAGTACCATTAGGAGTTCCACTAGCTGTACCTCTAGCATCTTCGACTTCTGGTGGCACTATTGTAAAGTTTTCTTTACCTGATCTTTGTTTAACAATAAATGCCATCAATTCGCCATAAACATCACTTCTTTTTGCTGTAATTACTCTAGCAGTAAATCCCCATCTTTGACCATCTATTTGTCTAGCAAGTTTTTTACCAGATACAGATTTAGAGATAATAGTATTTTGAATTGATTTAATTCCTAAAGATTCAAATTGTGCATTAGATATTGGAAATGTACCAGCCATTAGATTATACTTCCCTCTCCTCTTTCATTAACTGCATTGTTAATAATAGAAGTTATAGTTCCTCTTGATCTGACTAATAAATCTTCAAAGCCAGATGCGTCTAATGTATTGATATTGAAATTAACTGTAGTTGCTTTACTACTTGTTCCTCTTGCTGATTGTTGTATTTGTCCTGATTGATTAGGAATAAACAATTCAGCACCTCTTTCGCCAACTACGTATGGCATACCTTTTTGTACTGAACCACCACTAGCTCTACCACTAAAGAAACCTCCGATAGCACTCAAAATACTTCCACCACCAAAATGATGTTTCATTCTATTTCTTTTTTCATGCTCTTTAGTAATTAATTTTTCAATAGCAAGTTCTACACCTTTTCTAGCAACTATTTCAATTAATGCACTTAATACATTAGCTAATAAAGTTCTTGCCATATTTTTAAATGTTTCTCCAATATCTTTAGCAAACACTATTGATCTTGCTAAACCTTGTGACATTTTAGTAATTCCGTCATTAATACCTTGTGCAATTATGGTTTGAACATTAGCAAATTTATCTTGTAATTCTTTTAATCTTTCAGAATTAATTTGTCTTAATACATGCTCAAAACCCGTTAATTGTTGTTTAGAGTTTTCTATAATACCTTTTTCTCTAGCAGTTAATTCAACAACTTTTTCTTTTTCTTTTACTATACCTTGTACTATTCTAAATTCGTCTCTTAAAGCTGGAAAATTACCATTCCTTAAATTAACAGAATCTTCTAATAATTTTTTTTGTTGTTCTAATGCTTCAAGTTCCTTGTATAAAATATCAAGTCTATTATCATCTACAACACCACCTTCAACTTCTAAAAATATTCTATTATTAGTAAGTTCTTCCATTTCACGTTTAATTTGTGCCATTCGTAAATTGACATCATCAAGATTTTCAATATCAAAAATACCCATACTTGTTTTGATACCTTTGATCATAGTATTAATTTTATCAACTACGAAACTAACACCAGCAAGAGCCGCTAAACCTTTTTTACCAAATAAAAATGCACCAATAATACCACCTGTTCTTACGAACTCAGGTAAAGCCATAAAGCCATCAATAATATCTTTTAAAATATTTCCTATTGATTTTAGGGTAGGAATTAAATCTTTACCTATTTGAACAACACTTCTCATACCTTGTGCTAAATTTTTACCAACGGCTATTGCTATTCTGTCTAAATCTCTTGCGTTATTTTCTAAGAATGTATCTAAATCTCCAAATTGTTTTTTAAGTTCATCAAAGAAACCAGCTTCTAGTAATACTTTTTTAAAGTTAAAAATTTTATCCCCTATCATTGACAAAGTACCTTCAAATGTATTTGCCAATTCATCTGTTGCTTTACCAAATTGACCACCTTTTCCAAATACTCTTGCAAATGCTTTTCTAGTTTCTTCAATAGATACAGTTGCACCAGCTTTGAAGCCAAGCATATTTCTAACACCTTTTTCTCTAAATAAATCTGCCGCACCAATACCAGCACTAAATGATCTTTGTATTTGTTCAGCGGCAGTTCCAAAATCTAATCCTGTTGTTGCCGCAACATTACCTGTTATCTCTAACATCTGTTGTAAATCTTTAGCATTGTCAGTAACAGTTGCTAAGATACCAGCACCTTGTTGTATTTGTTCTAATGAAAAAGGTACTTTAGATGCAAACTTAGTCATGTTCTCAAATGCCTTTGCACCCTCGTTTGTATCTTTAAGTAAGAATTTTAATCTTGTTCTTAAATTTTCTAAATTTTTACCTGTATTGACTAAATTTCTAGCAACTAAACCTACACCCAAACCTACAAATGCACTTTGCAAACTAAATACAGAATTTTTTAATCTTGCTAAAGATTTTTGAACAGCACCTAATGCTTGTTTCGATTTATCTCGTGCTACTATGTCTATGTTTAATCTTTGTGCCATTATTTAAACTTCTTTGCTTCTGCTAATGATTGTTTTGTTTTATATTGTTCTTGCTCTTTTTTCAAGTAGGCTAACCATAAATTATAATGGCTAACAGGCATATCAAGAACTTGTTGAATTGTAAGATGTAATCGTTCTGCTATAACTAACAGCGACCTAACATCAGGGTCGCTATCTACTTTTTTTCAGCATCCTCGTAATTAGTATCTAAAAGTATTTGATTAGCAATATTTGAGATTACATTTGAATCTGCTTTTTTTCTTAATGCAAATTTATCTTCTGGGCTAAAGGCTTTAATCATATCGCCTTTTTCATTTTTAATTTGAAGTTTCATTATAAGAAGATCAACAAGAACAGTTAAGTCTTGGAAATTACTAGACTTTTTAAAAATGATATTTTTTTCTTCAAGTGTTAGAGGCTCAGAATAAAAGACACTAGGATTACCATTCTCGTCTTTCCACTCCTCAACTTCAATAGTGATAGTTTTAAGAGTTTCAAAATGAGATTTAACTCTATCAATAACTGACATAAATTAGATTATACAGTTCCTACAGTTAAAGCACCAGTTCCTTGAAATGTTACAGTTCTTGAAACGATTGCATCCATAGCATTGTTAATACTCATACCAGTAATAATACCAGTACCAGAATAACTTGCGTCTCCACTTGCATTACCCTCTGGTAATAAAACAAATGAGATAGATGAACCAGCAGTTAAAGTTTCTTGCTGAGTATCAGTTTCGTCAAAGTGCATTTCGATTGTTCCTGAGAATGAAGTTCTACCAGCTAAAAATGATTTAGTAGCATCAGTTAAAGCTGTATCTTCTACAACATCTCCGGTAGTTTCTAAAGTGAACGAAGTAACTTCGCCCATCTCTGAACCACCAACTGTTACAACTCCTTCTTTTCCGTGATGTGTTGCCATGTCTTTTTATCCTTTTTAATTTTTGGTTTGATTTCTTGTTCTTGCTTATATCCTAGTCTTAGATAATGTTCAAGAT